TGGGTGATACTGTCATGGGTGCTTGCCCCATGGCATAGAGTGGATGGATCCCGGCTTTTTTGGCGTCTGCTACCCGCCATTGGACCGTGTTTTGTAGGGCTTCTTTTTGCTGTTGCCATTGCGTATCCGCGGTGCGTTTGTTTTGTGAATTGGAGAGAAAGGCTCCGCCGAGGCCGATCAGTCCGCCAACGGCGGTTCCGATCGGTCCGGCGAAGGAGCCGAGCGATGCGCCGCTTGCCGCGCCGCTTACCGCAGATGCTCCGAGTTGTACTTTATTCGGGTCTTGTCCTTCAAGGACGGGACCAAAGTTTTCATCTGACATGGTTGCACCTGTTCAGCATGGTTGTTTTGATGTTTCGGTTCTCTTGTATGTTCCGCCATTGCCGGGCGAACGGGTCAGACCCTTGCCGGCTATCTTGAAGGCAAAGAGCGCCTCGCGCCGTTGGTGCCTTCGATGGCAGGTTGTGGTAGGGGTTTTCGGTGCGGGACCCCGCAAGGGGGTCCCTCCGATTTGGATTGTAGGATTGTAGAGTTTCGACCTGAGCTGTTGTGGGGTTGATACGGGTGCCGATAATTTCGGCCCGTAATGTGGCCCAGTTGGTCGATAGGGTGTTTTTATGTGTTGGGGTGCCTTGACCCTCGTGTTGTCCGTTTGCGCGTGATATCGGAGCCCCTTGGTTATTGTGAAGGGAGTCTTGTAGACGCTCGATCGCTTTTCCGGACGGTGAGGGTATTTCCTGAACCGAGATCTGGACATTGAGGCACCCCGTTAGAGTGAGAGTTGTTAGGGCTAGGATGAGGGCGTTCCTGTCACCTAGCCCAGTAGCTATCAAGGGAGCTACTGGTTTACGCCTTTTCGGGTGTTGGTTTTTGTTCTGGTTCCACCACTTTTTCAGGTAGTGGAGCAGGGATTTCTGTTTCCTTTCGGGTGGGGAAATCAAGATGTTCTTCCTGCATATCTGTGAATTGATGTGGTGATTTGAGTTCATGATCATCCTCCACGTCGAAGTCATCGGATTCTTCGAACGTTTCTTGTCCTCGCGCCGGTGCGAGGGCTGATTGTTGACGGATCAACCGTGCGATCATTTGTTCGAGCGGTTCCGGTGCGCTGTAGTTGAGTGGCAGCGCGATCGGTGTCTTGTCCGGAATTTCTTCGTGTTTGTCGTTGTATTTTGCCATTTAGATGACCCTCGCCATTGTGTTTTTGGAGACCATGCGACGTGCGTGAATTTTGTGTTGGACTTGAATCCAGCACGAATTTTGTGTTTGTTCCGCGAAGATGCGCTTCGATGGATCACAGGCGACGAATGATTCGTTGAGTACCGGTAGACTGGCGAACTTGCGGGCCAAGTGCCAGTAATCGAGCAGGTTTCTAAATTCTCCGGTGACGCCGGAGTAGGATTGCCGATAGTCGCTGTAGCGATCCTGATAGCCGAATACTTCGTTATCGGCTGAGGTTCCCGCCGCGTACAGTTCGCGGTTGTAGATTTCCTGTTGTCCGATCAGTTCGAGTTCTTTCTGGAAGTAATCTTCTTTCGTTCGTCGGCTCCAGGTTTTGGGGATGCCTTCCGTGTAGATCGTTTTCGGCCTGATGGACAGGAGCGTCATGATATAGCCATGTTCTTCGCAGAAGTAGCGGTAGCGGTTTGACCGCATGGCCGCGATCCCGTGGCCTTTCATGGTGCCGATAGGTTCCGAGGGATCTTCAACCGCGCCGGTTTTCAGGACCTCGGAGAAAGAGATGGTTTGTTTTCCGCCGCCGAGAAATTCGGGGCGTTGCAATCTGGCGTCTGATGGAGTCACGCCGATATAGCGCAGGTATTCCGTGTAGCGTGAGCCGTATTGTGCCCGCGCTTCCTGGTAGCGCTGCAGGGCAAAGGCTCTACGCACATCGATAATGTCGGCTGGTGTGGCGTTGGAGAGGTCCGCCATGAGTTTCGGGTCCGCCCAGTATGCGGGCTGATTGTCCGGTCCTGGTGTGCCCTGATGCGTAAATAGATTCGGTGCGGACATGCGGAGTTGATGCGGTCCGCCGCCCCAAGAGTCCGCAGTAAAGGATGGGACACCCTTCGCTTCGCTCGGGATCACCGGTGCCGATGAGCCAAGAGGGAGGGTAATGGCCGGTCCCTTTTGGGACCAGGGCCGCGCCGTGGTGAAGTAGTCTTTTTCCCAGGCGACATTTGCAGGGAGATGGTTTTCTTCTGCCGCTTCGCCGCAGAGATCCTGATCTCGATAGAATTCGTTGTAGATCAGGTTATAGGCTCGGAGTGGCAGCATGGATAGCGCGCCAATGGGTAATTGTCGCCCTATCGGTAAGCCGAAGTAATCAAGCAAGGTGCCTTGCTGTGGTGTGATTGGGGCTGTGTTCGTGGGATAGGGTTCGCTCGACCCTAATCCGTCTTTTCCTCCGGTGATGAAGTCTTCCCATCCGTCGAAAATAATTCGGTTTGGGACGAACCAGTGATGGACTCGGATTTGTACAGGGTGCATGACCGGAGCGACCATAGGCGACATGCGTAAAAGCATCGATGTTGACTGTTGTATGGTGTCCCCTGGCAAGGCTTCGGTGAGTCCGATGGGGATGAGTTTTCCCATGTCGCAGGTGAGGAGCTTGTAGTATGAGAGGGCATGTTTGGTCCGTTTCATAGGTCCCTTTGTTTTTGAGGTTTGCATTTTCCCGCTTGTTGATCCACGCGGGCTTTTCTTTGTTTCTCGTATTCTGTCGTTGTTTGCGCCTGTTTTCTTCGATAGGCGTCAATCATGATGCGGTTGTTATGAGGCGTTCGCTGGTCCTCCAAATCCAGCGAGGCGACTAGTTTGTTTGTGATGTATTTTCCCATAGGGTATTTGAAGCCGGTTGTCTGAAGGTGAGAGGCAATCCACCCTTCAGCGGCCAGCGCCGCTTGTCCGGCTTCAGTTTTATAGGCCTTAAGTATTCGCGGGACAATTCCCGCGCCAAGGCCTGGCCGTAGAGACATGGTGGCGAACTCTGGCGGTTTCCCATTGAGCCTCAGGTCTTTTTTGTTTGTCATGCGTTTCGTCATATAGCCGCAGACGTAGGAGATTGATGCTGACTGAACGGTACCCACGTAAATCATGCCTTGTGGCCAGCATTTTTGCAAGAGTTTTTCTTCAGTGGGTGAGACGTTGAAGAGGATGAGGTGATAATGAGGCCGCCAATTTTTGGTGCCGTATTCCCCGACCGCGTAGTATCTGATTGTTCGCGGTGCGGTTTCCGCTCGGAGTTTTTTGAGGAAGAGTTGGAGCGGTTTTTTTGAGAGGTGGCCATCTACAGGTAGATGTGCCGGTGAGAAGGTGAGAGTGAGGAAGGTGGAATATGGATGTTCAGCAGCTTCAGCAATCATCCGACCCACCCACAGGCGGGAGCGGTTGATTCTGCATGGCATACACTGACCACATCCATATTCCATTACCCCTTTTCTGAATGGTTTTGCGCAGAGCATTACATCCGATAGCCGATCTTCTGGCGCCCTGAAGCATGGCGCTTGTTGACACGACGTTTTCGTCCTGAACTTGGCCGCCGAGATCGCCGTGTTCTAGTGCTTCGTCTTCGCATGTTATTTCCCTCCTTTCCGTTGTGCTTTGGGTGAGTAATGGCCCTGGACTTCCATTCCCATATATCGAGAATTAATCATGTCACGCATCCAGCCTTTTCCAAATATTCTGGCATTTCGTTGTAGGAGTCCAGCCCACGCCGGGAATGACATTTCTGAGATCGTTTCTTCTGGCGAATCGCCTTCCGCAATTGGCAGATACATCGGAAGGCCTTTATCGAGCCAGCGTAATTGATAGCCTGGATTCGCGCCCGCGCTCGTCCAGGGCTGATCTTTTTTTGTCGTGAGTTGCTCCGCTGCTTTGACATCTACGAGGCCTTGCCCGTGTGAGCCTGGATCTTGACCGTCTTCCGGTTGTATACCCAGGCCTGGCGGGTTAATTGATGTGCGCTCTCGGTCCAGCCGAGCCGCGTGTGAGAGGTTGAGGGCTGTTTGTGATTTGACATTATCCAGATTGGCGAAGTCCATTTGGGCCTTCATCCATTCTTGAATTTTGAGCATGTCTTGTTGTTTTTGCGTGAGGGTGGACGCGATTTGTTGATTGACGTTCTGCCCCATTTCTTGAAGGGCAGGACCTACGCGATCCTCGAAGCCCATGGGTGATACTGTCATGGGTGCTTGCCCCATGGCATAGAGTGGATGGATCCCGGCTTTTTTGGCGTCTGCTACCCGCCATTGGACCGTGTTTTGTAGGGCTTCTTTTTGCTGTTGCCATTG